ATTATTCGGAGAGTCTGTCGTTATGGCCATATGTACACCCCCAGTAATGTCGTATGTCTGAGTTGTCTCGTGGTATACTTCAAGGTTGTTATCGTCTGGAACTGTTTCAACTACGTTAGGGCTTTCTTGTTGAAGCACTGTGAAGTTAAATACAAACTTACTAGACTCTGGATTTCCAAGCCCTGCATTCTGAGCAAGTTCAAGTCCATATGAATTAGCTCCATCAACTGGTGGCACATCGGATGCTATTAACATTCTCACTGGATAATTTCTAGCCTCCACAGATGTGCCAATAGTTATTTGATTAGATAATAGTGAGTATGCATTAGTATTGATTAGTTGCCAGTCTGAACCTCTTCTAAATCTCACACTATATCCTTTTATATCAGCTCCTTGTGTATTTAAGTAACTGAATTGAAGACGAGCTCCAGACTCATACCACCACTCTTCAATATTTTCAAATCTTCTTGGAGATACAAATGTTTGAATAGCACCAGGGCCACCTTGGTAGGATGGATTAGCTTCATCTGCAAATACTTGTAATTCTATAATAGCACCAGCTTCTATAGATCTATCTGTTTCTGGAGTTACTGTTGGGGACCAACCAATCCCAGGTATTATAGCAACAGCATTTTCATCAAAATAGTCTGGAAGGCTTTCATATCTACAGTTAAATATCCATCTATCGCCTGGAGTGTATGCGCTATTATTAAATACAGCAAAAAAGAAATATGAATTAACAGATGTCCCTTGTGATATAAGCTGATTTGAATCAACAAGATATTGAGGAGAAGTCCCTGGTATATCTGTCTTCCATACACTATATGTTGTAGGCGTATCTATTTGTATCATTATACGCTCATCATTTGCTGTAAAGAAATTAAATACATCACTTGTTAAAGTTACACCAGCGGGATCTCCTGCTCCATAATGTATTGGAGGTTCCACGTAAGAGTTTGATGTACCAGTTGTTGGTGACTCAATATCAAACTGAATGTATCCGCCTGTCTTATCTGTTCGTCCAGTTCCTGCTGTCCAATGCCAATACAGTCCCTGTGTAGAGCTTATTTCATTTACATTGTCAACTTTTACCTTAAAGTACAATCCAGCATACCCACTACCGTTAAGCCACCCTTGGGATTTCTGAGTAAACTCAAGAACCTTATACCTCTTATTTGAGTAAGTAGGTCCACCAGCTAGTGATTTTACTATAACATATCCACCTTCCTTTACCTTATCCCTGTCGGATGGATTTACCTGAAACCATCTATATGGTTCCTCGCTATATATCCTTATCGGAAAAATATTGTAGTACTCTTTCTTACTAGACTTTACCAACAGCCTATACTTTGTAGCCCAGCATGGAGGGGGGTTACTGATGTTCACAACAAGGCTATTAGCTCTATCTGACTGAGTTGCTGGTATGTATGTTGTATTATTCTCAGAAGTAAACACAGTTGTAGAACGACCGTACTCATCCAAGTACTCTATACCTACCTCATAGTCTCTGTCAGACCTCCATGTTCGTCTAGGTGTTCCGTTAAGTATGTCTGTTGTTGATTCATAGTTTACATCTAAGTCAACATTTATCTCCTCTCCATTACAATCGTTCATGTCGTAAAACTGAACGTAGTTCCCATACATTAATCTATTCCCAACAAACTCCTGAGATTTTGCTTTTAAAGGAACATTGTCAAACAATCTTCCAAGCTGTGCTGAGTCTAGTACTCCGTATGTCTTGTTATTATTAAACGTGAATGGGTAAGTTATATTATTACTTAAACCCAGCTTCTCCTTGTTAAACGATTCAACAACATATATGTTGTTACTCCTAGCGTCTCGCATTAAAAGCTGAACCTCTTTAACAAACTGATCTCCAGTATTAAACGAAACGACACATGAGTTGAAGTCATTGGTCATCGCCTTGTTCGACCCAGACACTGGGTCTAGCTCAAAGTCTCCAGCGTGGAAAGCAACAGCAGAAAACGGACTCATTGCAGAATACTGATCGTCAATGTTCTTGTATCGAACAGAGAAGTATAGAAACTTCTCCTCTATGTTATTGGACTGAATCCCTGCATCGTTCGTTACTAGTATCCTTGGTGAATCCAAAGGTGGCTTCACGATAACATCAATATCGTCAGCAATACGAGCGTCATCAATGGCATAACCCTTGGCGCGAGCTATGTTTACCCTTCTTGGTGGATTATAGTTATCAGTCCAGTAAAGGTATCCGTCTATGTAGTTGACGCCAGTAATTAGGTAGCGCCTTGCAAATCTAAGCGTACTCTCCGTTGTTGGAGTTGCTTTGGTACATACTAGTACACGAGTAACGATGTCGTTGACTTCATCATACTCGAATATTCCATCAAACGTATCAGCTGCAACAAACCAGTAGAGAAGATTATCCGCTTCATACTTAACCGCCCCTATAGTAGTTGCGTTATCAGTATATGGATCGTAAGAACTCATACCACGAGCAGTAGTGTAGTCACCAACAAGGGTGTTGCCTAAAGAGTTTCTAGCGGAACCAACGTTTGAACCGCTATCCGTATCGACATCAATATTCAGTGCATCTCGGTAAACACCATCTGGTATTAGTCTTTCGTCGAGATCTTTTTCCATTCGACCACCGACAAAGCTATTCTTTACTTCAGCCATACTTACTTAATCCATTTACCCTGCCCCTTCAGCGTCATAAGTAGACGAGATGGGTGGATTCCTTTTATCATTATACTAGCGTTGTTATACGCTGCATTCTTCTCCTTCATTGCGGCATTCTTCTCGTACTGAGCAACACCACGCTTTGCGTTCATTATAGACCACTTAATGAACCTATAGATAAACTCTTCTGCAAACTTATGCACAACGATCTGAGTGTTATCTCCTCCGTTCATTCCATCGGATACATACTCCAATACCACTCTGTGACCTGCGATGTCTGAAGAGAAATCTATCACCCCAGGATTGACTCTGAATGTTGGCCCAGCTATTAGGTCAGATGGATTAGACCCAAGGTAACGGCTAAATATCCAGTTACCATCAATACACCAACCCTCGCATCCATTGTATATCCCTGGACCTGTATATGTGGACTGAGATAAACGAGACAGATCCAAGTCGCTGTCCCCTATTAATATCTCACCATTCTGGTCAAATAGTATTTCAAGATTGTTGTCCTGTAGATATCCTAACGCAGTATTCGCCTGCTTGTTCTCTTGTAGTGAATACAATCTACCACCCTCGCTAATAGATATACGAACCCAGTTCACATAGTCGTTTGGAAGGATGAACTTTAGGTTGTCACCAACTTCAAGCTCTATGGCCTTTATTGGATTACAGCTGAAGTTCAACTTCTTTATCCCTTGCTTTGCATGCCACAACACCTCATGACGAGCAGCCTTCTCGATCTGCTTGTCTTGACCAACGTAGTACAGTATGAAGTTGTTTACAATATCTGCAAGTGTAACATACTGATAGTCACCATGATTCTCATCTGTTGGCGTCACACCACCGTTGGTGTAGTACTGATATGCTGAAATGTATGCCATTATAACTTCTCTTGTTTATCTTGTGTCTCGATAGAGTTCGCTGCTTGCGCTATCTCATTCTCTCCTATTGAATAACCAGCTAGTTGTAGTATCTTGTACACCAACTTTGTTTCATACGACAACGGAAGCTCGAAGTCTTGGTAGTCGTTTGCGCCTTGGTTAAACATTGGCTCACCTGCCGAAAGCGTTACCCATGTCCACTTCGGAGTTGATGGGACCCTGATATAGTTGATTGTAATTCCAGATGTAATCGTGTCTGGATATACCTTCAGACCACTGTCAGACTTCACATATACTGGGTACAGCGTAGACGGTGCTGTGTCTAACGACCTGTTAAGTGCAAGGATCTGATGATTGTGAACCCTTTCAACCTCAGTCGTTCCATTGTAAACAACACCATTCATATCGATCATATGAAGGTTTGTTGGTAGCGAAAAGTATGACGCACCATATACAGACGAGAATGAGTCTCTAAACTTATCTATATTGTCTATAAGTGCATTTACCCTATCGGAGTAACTATCTCCACCTAGTCTGTTATTCTGCTTCGTAATCTCATTGCCTAACGTATAGAAATCTTCCTCAAAGATCTCCATCTGAGCCTGTGCTGCAAATAAGTTGAACTCCTCTGGAGTAACATATCCGCGATTATCCTTGCTAAGGATTGCCATCACGGTTTTTCTCACGTTATCAATCATAGTGCAAAGATAATAAAAAAGGGCAGACGCATCTTGCGACTACCCTTCGTTTAGGACCTTTGTGCTAATTATGCAACATCAATGTCACTAACAGCCTGTGGAACAGTTACAGTGTAAGTAACTTCGTACCAAGGTGTAGTGTATGCAGCAACGATTGCATTCTGAATAGCTGTACGCATGCTGAAAGCTACCTGAGCAGCATGAGTCAACGTTACAACTTTCCCTTCAGAATAAGTTATAAGCGTAGTTGTAGCTGTAGCTGAATCTGAACCAGCTTCAACCAAAATAACATTTTTAGCTGAAATCAATTGGTTGTCCTGTCCAGTAACTGGAATAGATAAAAATTTTTCCATTTTGTAAAAAATAAAAGAGGTTAATAATGATGCAAAGATAACAAAAAAAACCGACCCATTTCTAGGTCGGTATATAATTACTCTTCAGTAGAGAACTTTTCCCTTAGTAGTTCATAAAATTCCAACCCTACATCTGATTGAAGCCACTGTGATAGCGAATCTTGCGCAGTCATTCCGTGCTTAATCGTAAAGATCTTTGTCTTATTTGTCTTCAAATTATAATGAAGATCCTTCCCACCCTTAACAAATACATATCCGTCGTCTATAGCCCTCTTAGCAATGGCATCAACCTCTGTATTTGGGTCTTCAATTGCGTCAAGTATATCCTCTGGGTAATCTCTAGCATACAACACCATATTGTGTCTGATTTCTGAAGAAGACATATTGTCTACATTCAAGTTCATTAGCAATGATGCTAGTGTCTTCAATTTATCAAAATCAAGATTCTTTACAACTGTCCATGCCTGGAACTCCATATCCATCTGCTCCATCTCTCTTCGAGATTCTTCTTCTGGATTGTACTCATAAAATCTACCACCATTATTAGACACATTGTCTGGGTGCATTGATAGAAATTCTTGCAGCTGAAAGTTAACCTTTGGTACAACAAGTTTACCATCTTGAAAGATTATGGGCTCAACGATTACATGCTCGTCTTGCTCATCAACAAATTGTGACTTTTGATTTCTAGCGTACCTGATAGCTCTCTGTCTTTGAGACTCTTCATCAATAACTAGTAGTGGTCGTGTGTTAGTGTGCTTGTTTGCAAGCGAATAAGTTAACGGAGTCTTGCCGTTTGCCAATAGATACACACGATCTTTGGCTTCGATCTTTTGTTTTTTCATTACGATTTATATTTAGAATTTAAAATAAAGAGAGGAGACCGAAGCCCCCTCTCAGTGTTTACTTTTTATTAGTCTTCGAACAACATGAAGTTGTTAGCTCCAAGAACACAAAGTGCTCTTTCAGACAAGAAGTCAACTGTCATCTTATCTTCACGAGAGTTAGAAGCACCGCCAGCACCACCTGTTACCCAAGACTTATACTTACGATCTTCAGCTTCTGACTTACGGTAACGAACGTGTAGGAACGGACGTGTAGCGTTTTCACCAAGAACTTGGTCATAAACATTCATAGATCCTGCAGGGATCAAGATGCCGTTTATACCACCAGTAGTAATGCCACCACGAAGAGTTGCATCGTTAAGGTATTTCCAATCAGTCTTGTAGAAGTCATAACCACGACGGAATCCTGTAAATCCTAGATTCAATGCCATTTCTTTGTCGTTCTCGAACATACCGTAAGAAGCACCACCTGCAAATGCAGCGTTAACTCCAGCAAGCATGTTGTCGATTTCAAATCCGAACTCACGATCGTTAAAGATTACGTTTTCAGCGATAGCTCCCTGCTTATCTAAACGACCAACAACAGAATCCCAATCAGACAATGTTGAAGGAACACCTCCAGACCATACGTTACCATTTGTTTCAACTGAAGAAAACAAACCTGTTGATCCAGCTGAAGGAGTTGCTGAAGTAGATAAGTAAGCAAGTGCAGCTGATGTTGGAGCAGCCTCTTGGTGCTCAACCATCATCATCTCTAGGTAGTCCTCAAAACGACGACGAGTTTCACCTTCAGACTTCAAGTACCATAGGTAGCTCTTCTTTCCTGCTTCAACAACTTCAACCCAACCAACTTGAGCCATATCAGAACCAGAAACTGTGTAAGCATCCTTGATGATAACTGGCTTGGCGTCGAAGAACATTGGATCAGCCTCCAAAGATCCTTCAATACCAGTAGTACCCTTTCTGAATTCAGAACCGTAAACGTATGCAGTTACTGTTCCTGTTGGGAACGGGTTTCCAGGTACAGCCTCATAATATGAGACATCGAATGAAGTAGCTGTTGGATCAGCACTGATGATAGCTTTCTTAGAAATTCCAAGTGATGGAGAGTGAAGTAATACAGTTTGGTTTCTACGGAATATCATCGCACCAGATGCAACTGTGAAGGTCTGAGTACCTGATGAGTAAGCAGATGGAGTCATTCCTTCATACTTAGTGTGTAGACGACCTTCTTCTGTCCACTTGATAAGGTCAGAAGAGAAAGGAAGTTCAGCGCTAACTCCACGAAGGAATGAAGCAACAGAACGATTTCCGTAACGTGCGAATTCTTGCTCGTATACGTCTGGCATATACTGATTCAAGAAGTTAAAGTTTGTAATGTAATTACCAGGCAATGTTGCCTTTACTGAGCTAGGGGTGATGTTTACCCCTGGCGATACTGCTAATGTTCCAGCCATTTTTTTTAGTTTTTAACGTTTTCTATATTTCATACCTGTCGGACCATTGCTGTCAAGAACTCTGACCTGTATTCCATCGTTACTAGCTGCTGGAGGAGTTCCACGGAAGTCTATATTTTTACCCTCCTTCTCCATCCTTTCGATAGCGTCAGCTACACCCTTCTCGTAGAAGAACTTCGCTGCTTGATCTGGATTACTTGCCATTGCGATACTCTTGTGGAATTCTGAACCATCTCCACTTAGGAATCCGTTGTCATCCAAAAACTTTGATATAAAGTTCTGAATGTTTGACGACTTCTTTAGTGTTTCTGCCTCTGCTGGTTTGAACTTAATGCTTGATTCTCCCAGATTAAAATCGAAACCTTCGAATTTATCTGATAGGAGTGCATTCGTCTTTTCAGCAAACACACGAGAACGTTCAGCTGCCTCACCTTGAGTTTTTTCTTCAGCTGCTGTCCTAGTCTTGAAAGACTTGTAAGCTTCTCTCTCTTCCTCTGGAACGAATGTATCTCTTGACTCAAGAGGTACATTGAATTGCTCCTTAAGACCTTCGAAGTGCTTTCTTGCCTTTTTGACTTCGCGTTTAAATGCCAACTTTCGCTCCTCAATTTCGTCATCTGTATGCATATCTTCGTCATATGAGAATTTCTTCATCATAGCCTTGATATCATCATTGTCAAAATCTTCAACGGTGCGATAATAGTCAGCAAGTAACTGGTTCGGATCCTCCTTCTCAAGGTCTCTATTGAGCTTGATAAAGTCGTCTAATCCTCGTCCAGTTTTTTTTCTGTATTCAAGGAATGCCTTTACATCTTCAAATGGAATCTCTTGCTCTCTCTCAACCACTTCTGGCTCTTTGAACAGATCATCAATAGATGTTACATCCTTGTTTTTTGTTTTCTTAATAAATGAAAGAACGTCATCTTCAGTAAGATCTGGTCTTTCAACCACCTCTGATACTGGTTTATCTTCTGTTTCGTCAGCTACTTGCTGCTTCTCTTCCTCTTCCTGCAGGAATCTTTTTTCCTGCTCTACCTTACTTTCCTGACGTTCGTCTAGCGGACGTACAATGATTTCTGGTTGTTGTTCTTCTTGCTCCTCAGCCATTGTATTTATATTTAAATTGTTACAAAATTAACGAAAAAAGTAATGCACGTTTTTAAGAGCCTTTTACCCAGTTCTTATTCTTTGGTTGCGCAGTCTTAGATGGGGACCATTTCACCTTATCGGCCCAATAAGCCGCTGACAACTTTCCCTTTGAAATATTCTTTGCATGACGAGACTTGAACGCTTCTCTCTGACCTGCGGTCTGGTTTGTCTTAACGCCCTGCTGTCCAAAACGGATCGTCTTAATAACATCACCAACCTTCGCCACAACTATGTGAGACTTTGTTGGGTGACTTGGAGTTCTCTTCGGTTTATTGAACCCAAGTACACCAGCTCGATCTAGCCTTGAATCCTTCATTTTTTCTTAATAGTTGTTTTAGCAGCCTTCTTAAATGCGCTTTCTGTAGGGGCTCCCTTGGTGCCAGGCTTGCGCATTGACTCACCAGACCCTTGCTCGATGCGCTTTCTTTTGGCGTGAATGTTCGCGTACAATCCTTTTTTCATATTACTTACCCTTATGGTATGGATTCTTCTTATGCCACTCTCTAGTGGCCTTAATTCCTTCTGACACAGTCTTAACCTTAGCCTTCTTAGTCAGATTAATCTTATCGTACTTGCCATTCGCAATGTTAGTATGCTCTACAACAATATCACCACTCTTGTTCTTTTTTACAGAGTGCTTTACTCCTTGTATTGATACGTTCTTCATTACAACTTCTTTCTCTTGTCCTTAACTCTCCGCGTAATAGGAATGCTCAATGATAGATTTACATCAGTCTCTGGGCTATATCCAGTACCCCTACTTTGGCTAATATCAAAAGAAACTGGTCCTTTCGTTATCGAAACGCCATAGTTTACGTCATATCCAGACTTGTCTGCTGTTCCAGATGCATACGGGTTAACTCTTGTCTTATTCTTTCTCATCTCTCTTTTTTTTTTATCTAGGCATAAATGAATTCAAATCAAAACCAGATAGATCATCTTCAGAGCTTTCAAAATTAATCGCTGGAAGATCTTTCTTTCTTTGTTCTATAAGCTTAGACTGAACGGTACCTTGTTTCTTTACACGCTCATCCTTAGCCTTTTCTTTTTCCATATCCTTTTTCATCTGCTCCTGGGTATCAATGCCCTTTAGCTGCATGTTTATTTCAAGCTCCTTCTCCATTAACATAAGCTTCAGTTGAGCTTCTCTTTCGAGAATAGCCAACTGTCCTTGAGCCTTTGCTTGTTCAACAGAAATCTTTGCCTGAGCTTCAACCTGTGCTGTCTGCATCTTCTGTTCAGCAGCAGCTTGTTGTGATTGCATGTTAATCTGCATCTGGATAGCTGACTGCTCGTCCTCTCTCTTCTGTGCTGCCTTAAGTCTTGTTCTCTTCTTAACTTTCAACATTTGGTTAGCCATCTTGATACTCTTTATCATTCTGATATCGATGGCATCTTCAAGTCCAATCTCGTTGCGCCCTAGTGCTATCTGAATGTTATTCTCAAGGTTTTGCTTTTCTTCCTCTTCTGGCTCAAGTTCAATAAAGATACCAAGTGAAGACAGCGGAAGATCCTTCATATCATCAAGTATCGCCATATTGTATTTACCAATCTGCATGGCAAACTCATCAGCAAAAGGAGCATACTTGAGTATATCAGATATTCGAAGAGATATACCTTGGGCAAGTCTCTTTGTAATATTTATGCTGGAGTCTAGTATATGGCGAGTTGCCACGTTACTAGCTGCTGCAGCCATCTTTTGTAGTCCAACCAATCCTCTGCTATCTGGTTGCGATCCGTCACGAGCTTCGTTGAGTCCAGTAACATCACGTATCATAGATAGGTGCTGGTTGTATAGTGTAATTAGTGACTGTATCTTATCAAAACCGCTTCGTGACCCCAGTTCTTGGATTGGAATACGAGCATTGTTGAAATCTCCTTCCTGTGTGTTGCTTCGTCCGATAACAGAACCAGTCTGGAAGAATAGATCCAACGCCTCACGAGGGCCATATGTTGAACCCTGTCCAAGATCGATTTCAGCAAGACCGTCAGCATCTAGGTATATACCATCTGGGTTAACTCTTTGTGCTACCTGCTGAATCTTTAGGTGAGTAAACTGAATCTGATTCAAGTGAGGAATCATTCTACGTACAGTAGAATCTATCTCACCCTTATACATTCGTGGAGCGTGTACAATATAGTTAGGTAGAGCACGATCCATCTTAGCCTTTGGCTTAACAAGGTTTTTCTGTAAGTCCCACTTAATTAGATAATTAGACCCCAATACCAATACTCCTTCATACCAAACCTCCTTAATAACGTCCTTTCTTTCGAAGTTCATATCCCCCTCTCCATCTGGAACAAAGGTTTCGTCTCTCTCTATAACTCTCTCCCCTCCGTTGCTTAAGTACTTCTTCTTATATACAAAACGTTTGTCAGTCTTATAGCTAAAGAATAGAAGTGATACGGTCTCGTTCATGAAAGGACTGTCAAGGTACTGACCCGTTTCTGGATACTCTCCATACCATGACGCACCCCATAGCTTGATCTTATCTAGCTCATCGTCTGTTATGTCTGGATTGATCTTTCTGATTTCCGTGTAGTGTACATTTTCAACATGAGCGAAATAGAAGCAGTCCGAATGGTCTGACTTCTCTGTGTACGAATGAATAAGGTTAGCTGGGTCAACATATCTCAACTGTATACCTACACCTGGGAAGAATTCATGTACTGCCGCTGCCTTACCTAATACAACAAGGTCGTAGTGTATTGCTGGGCGTATTGAATCATTATAATCGTTTAGCTCAAATATTGTATTTATTGCTATCTCAGAAGCGATCTCTACCCCAGCCTTATAGTTAAGGTTCATGTATAGACCTAGCTCCTCATCATTTTCTGGTATCTCCTCTGGATTGACATTGTACGCATCAACACCAAACTGTTCCTTTGTAAGCTTCAAGAAGTCCTTCGCATACATATCAGCCTCAACCATCTGCTGGAATAGATTCTTCTTCTCTGCAGATGTAACGTCCTCAGCCTGTGCCTTTATAGAGTACATCTTGTCGGACATACCGTTAACAACGATGTCAACAAACTTATTTGCAATAGGAACAATCCTCCAGTCAAGGTTTAAGTGGGACATGTCTCCATTAACCTTCATTAGGTCTTGGTACATACCAATAGGCTGCTCACCACGAGCATATCTTCTTAGCGTGTGGAAGTCAGCATATCTGTCGAAGTAACGGCATCCAGAACCAGTTCGTGAAAACCACTCTCCCTCTATAGCCTTACCTACCCTTAGCCCGTAATCTTTAGATCTTTTTTCCGACTCCGTAGCTGTATGGCTTGGAAACGGTAGTGCCTTTACAATGATTTCTGGTTTATCCATTATTTCTTAATTCGGCTCATTGGCCCACTATTATCGTACCTTGCAAAATTAATGATAATTTTTGACTTTTCTTTCGGTTGCTCGTAAAGTGGACCTTGAGTTGCCATTATTGCAAGACCAGAGCTTATGGAGGCATCATGCTTTGTTCTGTTGTTGATATCAAACTTAGCCCAGTCCTCTAGTGTACGCGTAAAATACATAGAACCCATCTCCTCTGGGTCTCTGTATGTACCCTCAAGATCGTACCCAACATACTTCTCAACATATGTTCCTATTCCAGAAGCGTGGGATTGTTTAATATCCTCAGACGTGTTTGGAATACCTCCAAGTTCAATCTCTGTCTTTGAAAGCTTTGACGTATGCTTGTCTGGTCTATTCATAGAATACCCTCTGTAACCCCTGTTCTTTAAGTGATATAGGAGTCTCTGCTTATTGTTCTCGACAAGTACTGGCATTCCATAGAATACACACGCCATAAGCACATCCTCAAAAAATATCTCTGCTGTCTGTGTACGTGTAACGTACTCAAGGAAGAACTGGTTTGTAGGGGCATCTGGATTCATATGAAACTTTGTCTTTCCATGAAGTGCGCCATTCGATCCACCGCCACCTACAACTCCAGATATATCATATGGGTCACATCCAAACGCACCCATATGTGAATTTCCAGGTATAAACTTTCCATTCCTTGTCACCTCCTTCTTATTCCTCATGGCTGAAGGCGGTATCCAAGACACTATAAATCGACCGTTCCTATCTGGGGTCCATATAACCTCAGAGTCCAACTTTCCATCCTTCCAATGGAAGTTACCCTTAGTTAGGAACTGTTCCTTTATTAGAGAGTCGTTATAATCGATCTGCTGATATATCTTCGTAAGGTTGAACAGAGACTGATTAGACTCATCTCTAAATGCGTGAGATTCTGTTCTAGGAAACTGTCTGTAGAATTCGTTAAGTGCGTTACTGTCGTTCTTCAGTGCTGCAACTTCGTTCTCCCAGTATGTGATTACTCCATTATGTATCAACTCTCCGTCTATACCGATAACTGGAGTCTTCGGATTTTCAAATATTGGGAATCCGTACTCGTCGATATACCCCTCGAAGTTCCACTCCATAGGGATAAACAGCGAGTAAAGACCTGACTTAGTTTGACCGTTTGCATTTCTCTTTGACGGATCAGAGTCATAATACATCTGCTTGTACTCGTTACCACCCTTTGATAGTGCGTTAGACGTTGATCCCATCATACACTTACCAGTGATCTTACTACCCAAACGAAGACATGTCTTACGAACCCTCCATCCGTTTAGAATGTTATTAGGTCTTTCTAACTTAGCAGCTTCATCCTCTACAAGTCGTAATAGTTTCTCACCATCGTATGAGTTGTCGGATGTATTCTTCCAGTCGATAGTGGTATCAAGACCTTCGATATCATCACCGTGGTCCTCATACATATTCTTCTTTGTAATCTTCTTAGATGGTACACGAAACGCTAGTTCGGTCTTTGGATTATCCATACCATCCTGGATAGGTTTGAAGAAGAACGGGTAGTTCCTAACGATAGGAACAACCTTGTCGGTAAACATCTTCTTGGCATCTGGACCAGTCTTCGAACATATCCCAAGTCTAGCATCTTTTGATATGGTTCCCGTGTTGGCAACCTCTGCGGATGACATGAATGAGAATCCAGATCGACGGTTCTTTAGGTAGCACATTCCAAAACAACGAACATCAGCCACACACGCCTCCCAGAATATCCAGAAGATGCGGTTAGACTCTCGAAAGTCTGGAAGACCAACATCGATCTTGGACCACTGAAGGTACATGTAGTGGGTACCAGTTATGTATGACGGCTGTCCGTTATTCATGAACCAGTACCCATTGTCACGCCTGTCAAACTGATCTTCTATGTAGTCAACCCATTTCGCTTTAAATGCATTGTCGTACTTATTCCACTGAAAGACATCCTTTATCCGTGCAAGCTCTTTCGGGTACTCCTCTGCCACCCACCTGTTGGCACCTTTCTGTATATCTTTTGGAATCTTTGGAAGTGCAATCTTTATATGGTTGATTTCGTAGATGTCACCTATCTCTCCAGTCCTTGATATGACAACCATATCCGTCTCTGGATCATACCCGTACTTCCACTCCTTACGCCCATTACGTGACGTAAGTAGCTGCTTAGATACGTGATCATTGCATATTCGATATAGTGCGTACTTATCGTCTACCATTCTGCTTCTTCGATCTTCCCTCTGCAAAACCAGAAGCCCCTAGCGTTACCTCGGTAACTGGGCCTTCCTCAATCTTTGTACGTTCATCCTCTATGCCCTGCAGTATAGACAATGCATCCTCGAATGCAAGCCTCTTAGCAGCTGCAGCATTCTTCATCTTATCAGCAGCAAGGTCTCCATCCAAAGAGCCAATAGGAGACTCCAAGATGTTTATAAGCTCGTCAACCCCCTTCTCTGCAGCCTTCAGTAGGCGTTCTCTCTTCTTTCTTAGATCTTCAGACATATGTCACTTGTTCTCATTCTGTACATCTTCCTGCCGTCTATATCAAACTCGTACTCCATGTCTCGTCCAAAATAGACCTTATCTCCACTACTGAATTCACTTCCAATTGGTGCATATTCAACTGTTCCAAAGTTACTTTCATATATTCCAGTCCTAGAAACAGTCTTGTCATCTATCTTGTCAATAGGAGATACAAAACAGTACGGATCCTCCGTTACCCAAACTCCGTCCTCTCCATGTTTAAACATGTATATCTGAGTCTGATCTAGTAGATAGATGTTATCCTTAAAGTAGTTCCATGAGTTCACCTTGTTACCCTTCATGTCGTAGTACACTCGAAACACGTTATGGTGTACAATAGCTATATCACCCGTTCTCATATCTCCTTTATACCAATCTGGAGTTGATTGAATAACAGCATGTCTGTTAACATATAGGTGGTCCTCTATACCAGATGACATGACGACATCAACACCAGATATTTCTTTGGTGGAGTTGTATGCGCTGTCATTGTATGGTTTTACTACAAAGTAGTTAGGTGATCTCATTCGATATCGATATCGTATTCTATTGTTACTGGAATTGATTTATTCAGAGACTTCCAAAGGTGTACCTCGTCCTTAGACGAGATATAAATATTGATATTTCCAGTCATAACGTCAAGGATTATATTCGATATTTGAGCCTCACCCTTTATGACTGTCTGACCAACCTGGAAATGCATCGCATTCTTATAGTCTGGTCCAATAGACACCTTCCGTATTATTGCCGAAATCATGATGCAATTTCTCCAGTTCCAAAATTAATCTTGACTCCTTCTCCGTACTTCTTAACGATCCTCTCGTTAACGTCATCGACATGCTTTTTAGCAAGTGCCATTTCAGATATTGTACCCTTCTTTTCTTCTTGAAGTTTCAATTCAGCCATCGTTATATCTGCAAGGTGCAGTTTTAGATCAAACATTCGATGGCGAGCAGAGTTAATTTCCTCTAGCTCTTCTTTTGATAGTTTCTTTTTCATTTTATTTGTTTTTGAATAGTACAAATATAAACAAAAAAACCCAAGCACTTAGGAATACTTGGGTTTATAAACTAATTGTATAATGTTACTCTCCGAATGTTCTTACCCTGTACCTTAGAATTATACGAAAAGTACCGTTTCCACTAGTTGGATTAGCATCACTTGTAAGTGTTATAGCTGTGTTCATTTTATGGAAACCATAATTAGTTCCAACTGCTGCTGTATTTTCAGTCTGAGATATCATTGTCTGTGGAAAATAGCAATCCTTACTACCTTGATTCAAATATAGCGAACCTCCTCCAGACACAGTATACGCCACTGTATTATAGTCGTACTCTGCTCTTGCTTCGTACTCATGATACTTGCCAGCACCAGGAGCAGCGAGTATTGTCTTAGGTGTGGTATTTATCGCTAGTAACTCAGCAGATGACACGTTTACTATAACTGTATTCCACGATGAATCGCCATTTATTGATTCAGATAATGCATCAACAGTAATATTCTTAGTTTCACCAGTACTTGTATTGGAGGCCAATAATCTATCTCCTCCATTTACAGTACCAACGCTATAATCATCTATCTTTCCCATTCTGCAAATTTACGAATTATTTACCTTGACCCTTATACATCTTCTTGTATAACTTGGATGCCTTAAGCATTGACACCTTAGTCTTTCCATGTACCCCTGGACGTGCTACCTTCTTCTTAGCAAGCATCTTAGGAACTTCGATCTTCATTTTCTTACTCATATATTTTCCCATTTTAGAGCAGCAGCTAATAATGCATTAACTACTTTATCCTTAAATTCTGTTGTCATCATTCTTTTGGTCTCTGCCTCATTCGTGTGGAAGCCAAGTTCGCAAAGTATCGCTGGACATCTTGTCTCTCTAAGAACATAGAAGTTTTCCTCCCAGTCCTCATCTCCGTCGGTCATGTTTGTCCTCCACTTGATAGACTGAAGGAACTTAGACTGAAGCTCATCGATAACTATTGATGCAAATATATCTGACTTAGTTTGTCCCTTTGAAGTCCATACTGAAATACCGCTCGCCGAATGCCACCTTACACCATCCCCTGCCGCATCAGAGTGTATTGATATGTAGATACACTTTCGATCCTTTGCTAGTGAGTTCGCTTTCCGAACCCTCTCGCCAAGAGATATATCAAGGTCCGAATTAACAATATCGACACAATCAAGCCCATTTGCCCTAAATTTAGACATTATACGTTCAACATTATCTCTGTTGTTAACGCCCTCAAAAAGAACCCTTCCGTCTGGAAATTTTGGAGAACGCTTACCAGCTGTCTGGTATTTTCCGTTTACCAACCCACCATGACCTGGGTCAAATATGTATAGATACTTACTTGCCATCCTCAACCTCTCTCTTAATGTCCTTAACCTTTGTTATCAGTGAGTACAACTTCTTAAGAAATGAATACCCCTTTATCTCTTGCCAGTTCTCATCGATCGATTGAACCTCGTTTGCTATAAATATTATTGCTATGATCTTTGTTGAAACGAATGGAATTGATGCGTAGTTTGCAGTGAATTCATTAAGTAGAAAGTAATCCAAAAAGTACGTAAGCAATATAACTGCGGTATATGCTCCAACCTTTGGAACGTAACCTTTTCTGAAGCCCCTAGAGGTGGGAACTATTCCATTCTTCCTCGCCTTTTTTATTCCGTAGTAGGTATCTACAAGAGATACCATTGCCACACCGAGTACCAGCCACATGGCTGGAGTGAAGAAGAAAAATATTCCCTTAATTACTGATATACAGCCCTCTATAAAAGTAGTTTTCATTATGCAAAGTTAGCCAAAAAATTGCTTAGTTGCCCTATATACCAAGTAGCTGATTGCTAGTCCAATAGCTATTCCTATATAAAGTAAGTCATTTCTTTTTTCAGTAACCTTTATCGTCTTGTACTTATACCTTATCTGAGTGCGAGCTGTTTTTGCATCCTGCTTTAACTGCTTTCTGTCAGTACGACCTTCCTGCCTTAGTCTTACACGTTCTGTACGATTGTTCTTAGGAGGATCGACAGTGGTGACATCAGTGACAATCTTCGTTTTTACCTTGTAGTCTAGCGATATCTTTCCAAGACCAATCGCTTTGATCCAAATAAGGTCATTGTTTATCTCTACACTGTCCTCACCAACTGTTGCCCCCTCTATTATTTTTTCTACAATAGTTGTGTCGTTCTTTACTATACTTGGGTCCTTTTTAATAGCCTTGTTGTAGTGATACGAAGCACTGCACGAAGACAATATTAGTAATAGTAGAATTTTTTTCATTTTATAATAAGTTTATTTCAATAGGTTTGTATGTGATCTCTTCACATTCTTTTACCCACTATAAATCCAAATCCTGCCATTTACACCAAGTATTTAGGTAGTTCAACCTCGTTTACCCAGTCTACAATGTCTGAGTCCTCCCATGAATCAACATAGGTGAATCCATCGAACTGCACACCGAATTCTGCGGTGTCGGTTGTTAATACTACGGAAGCCGAACAAGTCTTTTGTCCAATGTTATCAATTACGTTTGTCACCTCGACCGTTGGATCGGTGATTGTTACGTTGAATTGGGGAAATTTATATGTTGCCATTTTATGTAAGTGTTGTGCCTGTTACTGTGAATGTTCGAACTGCGATGTAATTACAAGTTGCGACTGCTTTAGA